GTGGACGAACGAAATACCCGCCACCTTGCCGCGATAGCGCTCCCAGATGATCCCGCCAAACTCGAAGCTTTCACGAGCATCGCCGCGCAATGCAGCAGCCTGCTGAGTATTGAGGTAGGTTTCCTCCACCGACTTGTGGGTAATCAGTTCATTCCAGAACGTTTTCCCGCAAAGGGCACGGGAGCCAGTGCTGGTGATACTTCCAAGCGCGTCCTCCTGCATATCAAGCGCTTCACCGCATTTAACTCGAACCTTCGTGTCGGGATTATTCAGTTCCATTCGTAGCTTTTTGCGGGATACCCCGAAGGTTTTGTAGATATCCAACAACACCGTCTTCCCATCGGCATCCAACACCTGGCCGTTTAAGGCTCCCATACGCTGGAACTCGTGAGTGGCATCCAACTGACGGCGGGCCTTTGCCAGACGCTTGTTGACCACGTCCTGAACCGCCTGCAACTCACTGCGGGTGCCAAAGGCACGAATGCCCTGGATCTCATCAGCCTTGATGGTGAAGCGTTCCGGCAGGTGCACGGTGTTGAAAGGGATCAACTGACGCTTGGTCGCGCCGACCACCAGGCCAGAGGTACCGCGTTCACCCGCCGGCACCAGGGCCAGGGTGTCACCGTCCTTCTCGATCTGAACGGTGATCGTGCTAATGCCCTCTTCGCGAAACAGACCCAGGCTGCTGATGCGGCCCGGCAAGTATTCCTGATCATTGATTGCAGCGGTCAGGGAGGAAACGCTGAACGCGTCATCTTCAAAAATGGCGATATCGGCCATGGGGTACTCTCCAGAAACGAAAAACCCCGCACTCGGCGGGATGAATAAACAGGGTGATCGTCTTAACGGACGATGATGTGGTTGACGCCCAGGGCCTTCTCGGCGGCGGGATCGAGCCCGGTCAAATGTGCTTCGCTGACCTCGGCGAGCCGCACAATGGCGCGACCGCGCCTTACCACATCCGATTCGCCCAACGGCCCATAGAGGATCGCGATGGCATTTTCAGTGCCATCCTCTGCAGTAGGCTTATACGGCGCAAACTCGCTGGTTGCGGTGATCAGGCCCAGGATCTGGCCCGGTTCGAGCGCGGCGCCGGCGGCGACATTGATCGCTTCGCGGGAAATGTTGCCAGCACCCTCGGACAGCAGGAACTCGCCTGCGTGCATCGATTCAATTTTCATGCTCTTGCTCCTTTCGAGTTTCCGTTCTGAGCCGCCTGACGGGAGCTCCAGATTGCGTGGGTGTCGACCTGCTTGGCCTTGACCGTGGATTCAGGGTCAATGTCCAGCGGCAGGCTGTTGTTGATTTCAAAGCCGCCGCCGCTGCCCACCAGCTTGTCGAACAGTCGCGCCCTGACTGCAGCTTCGTCCAGGCCGGCCGCGATGAATTCACCGGTCAGCTCGGGCAGTCGTGCGGCAACGCACAAACCGTGCAGGGCTTTTGCATTGGTCAGTGCCGCCTGGATCACCGCTTCGCTTTCGAGCTTGGTGGCGGCCAGCAGTGGCTCCACCAGGTTGCTGATGCCCGCCGCCGCACAGCCTTGCGTGACCATCAGCGCCAGTTTTGCCGCGTCCACCACGGGAGCCGGCGCCGGTGGATCGTTCGGCTCTGGCAGTTCCACCTCTGGCTCTTCATCGAGCTGGGCGAGCAGCTCAGGCGGGGCATGCTGGAAACGTTGCAATACACTTCCCTGGCCGAGACAGGCACTGACCTTGAGGCCGTCACCCACCTCATCAGCAAGGCCCAAGGCCACCGCTTCATTGGCCGTGAGCCAGGTTTCAGCGTTAACCATGCGCCGTAACTCGGCCTCGTCGATGTCCGGCGCCTTGGCCTTGTAGGCCGCGATGATCGCTTCAAGGGTCTGGTCCAGTACATCGGCAACACGGCGGAAGTCGTCCGCATCGCCACCGGTGAAGGTGTAGGGGTTGTGGATCATCAACATCGCATTAGAAGCGATCACCACCCGATGAGCCCCGCACACCGCGACACTGGCCGCACTGGCAGCCAGCGCATCAATGCGGCCGGTGCAACGCTCACCCAAGCGCGACAGCGCGTTGTGGATCGCTAGGCCGTCGAACAGATCGCCACCGATACTGTTAAACGCAACGATCACTGGCGATACACCGTCATCAATGGCGCGCAGAGCTTGTACGAACTGATTGGCGGTGACACCCCAGGCGCCGATCTCGCCGTAGACGAAGATCTCGATATTGCGCTGCTCGGCTTCGCCGCTGGCCTGGAGCGTGTACCAGCTTTTATCCGCGACGGTTACCTGCTTGCCCGCCTTGTCATAAACACGGGGTTTCGTTTTTTTGCTCATGGTTGTTCCTTGTCATCGATCGTCTCGATGGCTTCAAGAGTCGTGTAGTTGAGGCCGAGGCCCGCGGCTCTAGCGAGATCGGCGGCGTTTTCGGTATCGACCGTTTCCGCGTCGTAGCCGGTACGCAGCACCATTTCGCTGCGTGAGGCAAAGCCCGCCCGCACCTCCATTTGGCGCGCCTGTACGTCCTGAACCGGCTGGATATAGGCCCACCCTTGGGGTACCCAACGCGTACGCAAGTATTCGCGTCGACGTTGCGCGTAGTCCTCCAGCACCAGGGCACCGGACAGCACCGCCATGTCCATCCAGGCAGCCCGCACCGGACGACATAACTGGTGCACATACACGCCGAACTGCAGTTGCTCCAGGCGCCGCCGGAACTCGTTGAGCACCACCCGGAGCGCCCGGTCGTTGACCTCGCGCATGTCGCCGGTGAGGATCTCGTAAGGCGTGCTCGAACCCGCCGCCGCAGCCATCAGTTGCTGCCGCATAAAATCCGGGTAGTTGTTACCGGCATCTGGTGGCTTGGAGAACTCCACCTCTTCACCTGGCCCCAGCTCCTGCATGGTGCCGGGCTCTAGGGCAACCATCGGCGTGAAGCCGTCGCGGTCAGTGGTCAACAACTGCCCCGTGACAGGGTCACGTGGTTGTTGCCCCATCTCCGGTGATGGCCGCTTGATGAAGCCTGCAAACAGGTTCGCCACTTCCTGGCGGAACAGCACCGCGTCGTCGTAGTTATCCAAGCTGCGCAGGCGCTTCAGCACCGGGGCCAAACGCGGGACGCCGCGCAACTGCCCGGGCTCCATCGGTTCAAAGATATGCAGAACCTGTGTTGCCGGTACGCGCACCAATTGGTTGTAGCCAGCGTTCAACGACGACGAGTCGCGGGGATGCGATAGGTACATGTAATACGCCACACGCTTGCCCGCCGGGTTGAACTCGATCCCGGCGCGGATCACGTTACCGTTTTTGGCCATCTCGAATTTGTCGTGAGGGACAAATTCAGGCGCCAGCGCCTGCAGCTGCAGCGGCACTGCCAAACCTTCGCTCGGGCTGCGGGGTCGCAATCGCACAAAGCATTCACCGGCCGTTTCTACGGTGCGCGCCACCAGGGCCTGCATGCCGTAGAAGTCGGTCAGCTCATCGGCGTCTGCCTCATCCACCCAGTCATCCCACAGCTGCTGCTTGAGCTTGCGCAGCTCGGCGTCGTCCGTGGTCGGCCTGGGCGTAATGCCGGTGCCGATCAGGTTGCTGACGCGTTTATCGATGACGTTGAACGCGTACGGGTCATTGCGCACCGCCGCCCGCGAACGCGCACGCAGGTTGCGCAGGGCTGGGGTGTTGATACTGTTGATGCCGTTGTCCGTAGCCTCCCAACTGGCCGAACGTCGGCCCTCACCGGCGCCTTCGTAACTGGCCTTGATGTTCGACGGCAGCAAGAATCCGTTACGGGTCAGCGTCGGATAGTATCGAGCCATTAGAGTCCCTTGCCTCCGTGGGTAAGCCGGATCACGCGAGAACGCGGCCCGGCGGCTTGGCTCAGCGACGTGCGGATCTCGTCGCGGGCCTTGAGCAGTTCGTCGATGGAGCGGTACTCCACCGTGCGGTCGCTGTAGCGCACGGTCTTTTCACCGCGCGCAATGGCGCGCTCGATGGCTTCGAGGTGCTTCGGGGTAAACGACATATCAGCGTCTCTTCAGATAACCGCTTGTTGAACTGCGGCGTTGAGGGGGTGCAGCGGGTCGCGGTTGGGCGACCGCGGTAACGGGTTGCGGCGCTGGTTGCGGTATCACTGGGGCCTGCTCGGAGACTGTGACACGCTCGGCGGTGAGCGCCTTTTCATCGAACAAACCGGCCTGGGCCAGAGAGTTTCGCACCCGATCCCAGTCGTGTTCCTGATACCGGTTGATGCCGAGGTAATGCGCCATTGCCAGGCAATACACCATCAGGTCGAGCGCTTCGTTGCGCTCGGCCTTGCCCTTAATCCACTCGATACGCTTGTGACCACGCACGTACTTAGCGACCTTTCGCTCGGCCACGCACTGGGCGAAGAACTCATCCGGCAGGTCGTTGGCAAAGTGCACCGCACCTGGGCCAGACTCAAACGGGTAGCGGTTGTAGATCCAGTCCTTTGCAGTGTCTGTACCTACAAACCAAAGCTCGGCGCCGCCGCGTTCGGTCTGACCCTTCCAGGTCACATCAACCATCGAAGGCCGCTGAGCGATCACCGGCTTACCGGGTTTGCTCGCGCCTTTAATGGCGAAGATGTTGCGCCAGCGCCGCACGCGGCAGAACTGATACACCTCATCCGTATGGTGGCCTCCGGAGTCGACAGCAACCGCAAGAATGCCCAGGCCAACACCGCAAGGGTGTCGGTAGCGCTCCTTGAGCAACTCGTCGAGGACAGCCCAGGTACGCTCATCTGATGGGTCACCGGCGATTACTCGGTGATCGATGACCCAGCGCTCCATGCCTACACCCCAGCCCATTGCCATGAACTCCAGGCGATCGGCCTGCACGTCGACAGCGCCCGTGATCATCATCACGGCAGCAGGCATCCCACCGAGGGAGAAACCCTCCTTACGAGCCCGCTCGATCAGGACCGATGCCTTGGTCTGCTCTTGTGCACTGTCCCAGACCTTTGCCAGACGAGTGTTGTAGAACACCTGCATGGGTTCAAGGTCACCCTTGGCCTGGGCCTTTTTTGCCTTTTCGAACTGCTTAGCCAGCGACCTCCAATCCATCCAACCCGGCGGCGAATAGAGTGCGTTGAGGTTGAAGCCCACTGTCTCCCCATCGCCCGGACTGTGGGAACGCCATTCACCCTTGGCTAGCATCTGCCCCTTGAAGTGCTCTTCGATCAACACATCGCAATCCAAGCCGGACGCAGCGCATTTGTAATGCACTACGCTAAAGTCGGCTGAGTAGAGAAGGTTTTCCCATTCAAGCACCTGCATGTAGCCGCAGTGCGGGCATGGCACGTAGTAATAACGCTGATCGCTGGATTCAAACAGATCAGCAATGCGTGACGCGCCCTTGATCGTCGGCGAGCTCGAAAAATAGAACTTGGCGTTGCGGCCGAAGGTACTGCCTCGCGTTTCCGCCAGCTCGATAGGGTCGCCCTCATCTCCAACGTCAACTTCCCATCGGTCGACCTCATCGCCGTAGATGTAGCGTGCCGACAACTCGGCCAAGTTGGCCGCAGAGCCGGCAGTGGTGACATACAGCGAGCCGCCCTCGAACTCCTTGGTGTCCATGGTATTGCGCGAGTCCCGCGAGCGACTTGCCGCAACGCGCTCGCGCAATACCGGAGTGGCCTTGATGGTCTTGCCGATCCGAGACGACACCCGCTTGGCAAGCCCCAAGCTGGGCAGCAGTGTGAGAATGTTGGACGGTGCCATATGGATCAACCCACCGATCCAATTCAACGCAATCTGCGTTTTCATCAACTGCGAGGCCACCATGGTCACGACTCGTTTACACGGGTGTGCCGGTGATAGGCATCGCATCGGCTCACGGGCGTAGGGCGTCCGAGAGGTGCGGTACTGACCCGGCTCTGCGGCACCGGTGTCGCGTGGTATGCGCATGTACTCATCTGCCCACTCATCAATC